TAGTAGCGATGGTGCATTTGGTAGTATTAGTTTTGAAGATTATATTTATATATCAAGTGGGACAACGATGCAAGTCCGTCATAAGTTAGATACAGATAATCGTAATTTTGATAATACTTTATCAAATAGTCAAATGGAATGTTATTGTAATTTACAGATTGAGAGAATAGCAGAAACAAATATTTATTAATCTCGCGGGTTAGAAAAATAATTTATTAATAAGAAAATTAATTTAAAAACATCATAAATACTCAATAATAATTAATTAAAAGGCGGAAAATTATGTTATTTTACTTAATTAGTATACGAAAAATGCGTTTATAAAGATATAATTTAAATTATATCTTTATAATATACTTTTTCATTACTTAATTAATTATTTTTGGGTCTTTTTCATCTTTTTAGGAATAATTTATTTAGGAAAAAAGTATATTATATAAATTAATTATAATATAAAAGTTTTTTTATCTCTATATAATATAAAATGGAAAAAGAATTAAAAACGATTTTAGTAAACCTCGGCGAAAGCACGGCGAAAAGTTATAAAGGATCTTACATGAGATTAAGAAAACTTTTAGATTTAAAAGACAAACGGAAACCAATTAAGAAAATATCTTTGGATTATATTTTAGAAGTTATTGAAGCAGTAGAAAATCCATCAACTCGACATTCTGTTTTCGTAATTGTTAAAAAACTTTTTGATTATGAATCAAATAAAGAAAAATTAGACAAAGTTGATAAAAAAATTAGGGAAGATAAAAGAGAATTACAAATAAAAAAAAACGGACATTTAAATGATACATTACCAACATATGAAGAAATTAATAATGCTATAAAAAAAGAAACTAATGCCAAGAAATATATCACATCATTTTTGATGCTTAAGGTAAATACACGCAACCAAGATATAGCATTGATTGATTTGCATAGGTCAAATGATAATCACACAATTGATATTGACAAATTAGATAAAGAGAGAAATCACATCATAGTTCCAGCTGGGACTGGTAAAGCAATTTATATTAGAAATGTTTATAAGACTTCTAAAAAATACGGCCAGAAAAAAAACATCATTATGGTTAAAAAGTTTATCGATATGGTCCGCGAGGAACTTGGAGATAATGTTTCAAAATCTCTCTTCATTCGCAAGAATGGTAATAATATTTCAAATGCTTCTATAGGTTCTTACCTAAAACGATATATTGTTCTGGGATTAAATGAAGGTCAGATCATGAAAGTTGTTTTAAAACATATTGATGATAAAGGGTCATACGATATGCTTCGGAAGGTCAGCAATAATCGTGGTACAAATATAGCAACACTATTAGCTGAATATGATGTGACAAATATCAAACCACCTTCAGAGATTATTAAACAAGATCAAGAAGTAAAACAAGAAGTATCCATTAGTGACGAATAGATCGTTTATAATCAGATAAATGATACGAAGAGAAATAATGTTTTTTATTTGAAGGTATTTCTATGCAGTCAAATAAAGATTTACAAGTCTTATACTTTTTCTCTTTATAAACCAAATCATTGTAATTTAAAATTGGTATTCTTTTTAATATCTCTTGTTTATTTGGAAATAATCCACAATAACCAATTCTTGTTCTGTTGAAGTCTGTATACATCACGATTAAAAATAATCGTTTATTCATTTATATATATCTATAAAATATTTGTCTATTGTTCTGACTTAACTTTTAATAACTTTTACCGACTCTTCCCAATCTGCGATTAGAAGCATTATCAACATAAACTCTTGTCCTCCGAGATGCCCGTTGTTGTTGTGATGCTCTTGGTGCAAAGTCGCTTTCGGGTTCGGTCAAATCCATAGGTTCACCAAATGATACTTTTTTAAATCCACCCCCCGCACCTCTACCGACGGAAGTTCCTGAAGTTAATCCTTCTAAATCGCTAATATCAGTCATCTCGGGTTCTGTTAATCTTCCCGCCCCCTCACCTGCCTTTCTAAATAATTCAGAAGGTGTATCGCTTTCGCTTCCAACATTGAGTTCACCAATCATTCTTCCAATATCTGCGACTAAACCTTCTGCTTTCCCAAAACTTATTGATGAAGCAGAAGAAGCAGAAGGGGTATAATCACTGTCGGGTTCTGCGGCGGTTGTTCCCGATGAAGAAGATATAACAGAATTAGTATCATCGTCAATACTCGCCCCACCAAAAGACCCCAAATCTACGGTTGCTCGTGGGTATGCTACATTTTTTTTAAATGCTGTTTCAGCTTCTTGCCTATATGCTGTTAAATCTCCCTTTAATCGATTTAATTCTTGTTTATTAACAGATATATAATTCCTCAAAAGATTTTCAACTCTAACATGATTGTCAATTCTCTGGGACGGCATCGTTGCTGGAAAGGGGGGCATATATAAAGGTATTTGATAAGGTTGAGTTTTTTTTACAAAATCAAAAACTGACTGCTGTCTTGGTTTAGACGCTGACTTCTTCTTCTTCTTCTTTCTCTTTTTCTTCGGCAGTTCCCCTATCACAACTTTCACTATTTGTTGTACTGATTGTTTTTGATTTACTATTTTCCTCGTCATCTATATATTTAATAGTAGATAAACTATCTGTTAAAGTTATATTTTCATTCCGTACGATTAATGGCGGTATTCGTGCATCTTCCAGTTTTTTATTTTCACATTCACAAAGCATCACAATAACGTTGTCATCGAATAATGGAAACTTTTTTTTCATTTCTGCAAAAGTGATAAAGCTCGGATCTAACCTATCCATGTCTACAATGGTGTCTTCTGAATCATTACTATAATCTCTAAATTGGTCTACAAATAAATCTATCTCATGTTGAGTCCAATCTCTGCTATTGTCGTATAATGTTTCATTGACAATATTATCACAAAGAGTATTTAGTAATTCTGTATTTTGATAAGTTTTTGCATATTTATTTTCTTCAGTCATTATATATAAATGGCAAAGAAAAAAACTCTCGTGAGAAAACCGATAGAAAAACTTTCCGAAAAAGAAGCAGTGGTATTAATTGAGGATTCATCGTCTGAAGAAGAAACAGAAGAAATCGTAAAACCTGATCCACCTAAAGCTAAAGCAAAGAAACCACGCACTCCGGCACAAATAGCCGCGACCGAAAGATTGAAAGAAGCTAATCGTAAACGAAGGGAGGAAAAAACAAAAGCTAAAAAAAATGTTGTAATTGAAGAACCTGTACTAGCTCCACCTAAACCGGCACTTACTCGTGCCCCTACACCACAAGAAATCGATGAAGATGATAAACCCTTAACTATGAAACAGATGAAGGCATTTATGGCATCACAACAACAACCAGAACAGAGTCAGATAGAAACTAAACCTAAAACAAAGAGAAAATATGTTAAAAAAGAAAAGAAACCAGAACTAGCACCCACCCCTGCACCTTCACCTTCTGGGCCACAAATGTTATTCGTTTAACAATATTTTCTCCTTTTATATTAAATGAAAATAGAAGAAATACCTAACGAGGAGTTACAGGTAAATAAAATAAATATGGCGTGTGATAAATGCATCATGGATAGTAAAGGGAGAAAGATTGCTGAACCACTTATGGCAACTTCACATTTTTATATTATTAGTGGCGCGTCTGGTTCTGGTAAAACTAATCTACTGGTAAATCTTTTAAGGTCTAATAAAGTGACAAAAGACAAAAAGCATAAATTATCTTACAGAAAAATGTTTGATAGTGTCATATTTGTTAGTCCTTCAGCGCACACTATTTCCGATTCACCTTTGGAAAAAATTGCAGATAATCAAAAGTTCGAAGAATTAACAGAAGAGGTTTTTGATTTAGTAGATGAGATTACAGATGATGCTGTGGATGAGGGGAAACATACTCTCTTGGTTTTAGATGATGTAAGCAGTCAGCTACGTACAAGAGAAAATGAGAAACCTTTGAATCAATTAATAAAAAATCGTCGGCATAAAAATCTGTCTATTTGGATTGTCGGTCATAAAGTTACTGATTTAGCACCGGCACTTCGTTCAAATGCTTCTATGATATTTGCATTTAAGCCGAAAACAAACAAAGAAATAGAAACAATCCAGACTGAGTATATGATGATGCATAAAAAAAAAGCAGAGGAATTAATGGCGGCGGCGTATAAAGGTAGATATGACTTTTTGCTTATCGATGCAAGTCTGAGAAAAAACGCAGATTTTAATTTTTACAGAAATTATAATAAATTGGAGTTTATAGAAAAAGAAGAAGAAGAAGAAAAAGGCAAAAATGAAAATGATGATTTATAATTTTATCAATATATTTTATAAAGGATGACGATTATTTCAGACATTCGAGGCGCAGTCAAACACGGCAAGAGGAGCGGCCATAAGGCTAAAAGGGCGGCGAGACAAGTGAAAAAGGCACGGCAGGCGGTAAAACATCACGACTACGCTGGTGCTATGAAGTTCGCACAAAAAGCCGGTAAATCTGGTTACCAATCAGGCAAACAAGCGTCTAAAGGTGCTAAACATGCTAAAAAGGGAGCAGGTCGTATTATGAAAGCTGGAGCATCTGCGGCCGGTGGCAATTACCTTGGGGCCGCTGGTGCATTTGTAGAATAAACAAAAAAATATTATAAATTGTATATATAAAATGAATCTCGATTATTTAGATGAAAAAATTCAAAATGATATCGTTATGATGGCAAGACCGTCCTATCCATATTTGAAGGAGATAAAATATTTATCAGACTGGTATGATGGGGAAGGTGCTTTCCACAACGAAAATAAATATAGATGGATGTTCGATGCTATTAAATTGAGAAAAGATATAGAAACTGACAGACTTTCTAAACAACTATTTTATATAGCGGCGAGGGGATTTGCCGGACTGCCACTTATAGATCCACTTATGGATGTTAAAGGAAACTTTCTAAACTTCTAAAAATACTTTTTTATTTAATTAATTATTTTTAGATTTAAAAAATATTTAGTATATATATATACACGATGACTTCTTTTAGGGAAACATACAACTTGCAAAAAGTGGGATACGCTTACGAAAATATTGACACCTTTTTTCATAAGGATACACAAGAAGAAACAAAAAAACAAGTGAAAAAGTTTCTAGAAAATCTTTTGATAAATAATGGTGAAATGACATTTGAATATTTTTATGCAAAGTATACAAACTATGGAAGAAGGTATTCTTATGGTATTCAAGGTATTCTAAAAAATATTCGCAATTTTTTACTGACTGGTAGTGGTGTAAATGACTACGATATTAAGAACGCCCATCCCACCATATTATATTATTTGTGTGTAAAACATAAGATAAGAGTAAAGATATTGAAAGATTATGTATTTAATCGTGATGATGTTATTCAGAATAATTTTCAACAAGAACTTTATGAAGGTGTAGATGTCAAGAAGCTAATATTGACTGCAACTAATTGTGATGATATGTTATTCAGCAAAAATACATGGTTGATTGAATACCAAGAGGAAATGGGATTTATTCGAGATGAACTGGAAAAGATTAAAGATTATAAGAAAATCCTTCAAGATACAGAGAAACTCAAACAAGACAAAAAAAATCAAAATAGCAGTTTTGTAAATCGTATTTTATGTAGAGTAGAATCGGAAATTATTGATAAGTTTGTCTCTTTTATCAAAAATCAAAAATATAATATTTTCTCTTTAATGTTTGATGGACTAATGGTTTATGATGGGAGTGATGAACTACTAGAACAGCTCAACCATGTCGTCAAACATACTTATGGAGATTATTTTGAAATTACACAAAAACCCATAGAAACAGATATTGATGATAGTGATTATGTCTTTGATAAAGAGAAAATACTGGGTAAAATAGATAGTCTTGAAACTCGTATGGATCTATTTATTAAAAAGTTTAATCCAATAAAAATTATCAATCCTGCACTATATGGTATTCAGTTGACTGATGGAACTTATGAGTTTTACAAGAAAGACGCTTTTATTCAATCTGTAGAACATATTAGGTATACAGATGATAGGGGTGTTAATTGCTCTGTTGTTATGAAATGGTTGACTGAATATATTACTGATGATGTTATTTTTAATCAAATTATTACAGACCCTACTTATGATAAAAAAGAGAACTTTAACCTATGGACGAAATGGGACATCGAGAACTGGGACGATGACTGGTTTGAAGATATGAATGCGGTTCAGTTTATGAAACAGCATATTTTAATTCTATGCAACTATGATGAAGAAGTCGCAAAAACTATGGAATTGTGGATTTCCCATGCTTTTAAATATCCAAAAAATAAATCATTCGTACCAATCTTTATCGGTAAACAGGGAGCAGGAAAAGATATGTTTTTTGCGTGGATTGAGAAGATGATGGGTGAAAAGAAGAAGTTTGAAACCAGTACACCAGAAAACGATATTTGGGGTAATTTTAATCCATTTATGAAATCCGCATATTTAATTCACTTATCAGAGTTTGGTCGCAAGAACACACAAGAATATACAGGGCAAATTAAAGCTATTACCACATCTGGTAAGATCACTATTAATGAGAAAAATAAAGGACAATATGAAATAGAATCATATCATAGATTTATTGGAGCTTCGAATTATGCAGAACCTATACCTATTGAAAGTGATAATCGCAGATATTTGCTTATTCATACTTCACCAGATAAAATCGGTAATACTGAATATTTTAATCAAGGTTGGGGATATTTAAAAGACAAAAATGCTCTGAAATCAATGTACGATTATTTTATGAGTTTAGAACCACCAGAAAACTTCCAGTATCACATGATTAAAGAAACGGAATATATGGAATATTTGAAAGATATTTCACGTCCACAAGAGGAATGCTGGTTGCATAATTTTGTAAATAATAATAAAAAAGAAGGAGAAATAGAAAAGTTCAGAACTCTGGATTTGTATGACAATTATAGGAGTTGGTGTTCTGAATCCAGACAATCGTATAAAATGGAAAAACGCAAGTTCTTGATCCAGCTGAAAGTTGCTATTGGAAATACGACGAAACATATTCAAATAAAAAAGACAAATGGGGTTATATGTGCTGTGTTCGATTGGGATGCTATACAGGAAGAAGGTGTATATGTTGATGAAGGGGAGGTTGATTTTGACACGATAGATAGTATGAATAGTATCGAATAATGGCGGGATGGGGAGGATAGAGAGTTTAGGGTAGGGATGTGATGGTTCTGAACTCTTTTAGAACAAAACAAAAAAAACATATGTATAATATTTTTATGTTCTTATAAAAATATTTTAAATATTATCCTCCCTATAATCCCTAAGAGCATAATATTTTATAAAGTGATATATTTGTTATTGTAAATGGAGTAAGGGAGTAAGGGAGGGAACATAAACCAGTGTAAGGGACTATCTATCCATCCCCCCCCGCCATTTAGGGCCAATATAAAATAAAATTGATTTAAATAAAATAATTTATCTATATATAGTATAGGATGGAAAACACTCAAAACTCAGCGATTTACAAGAATGACGAAACCTCACTAGCCAAGTTCAAGAATAGTAAAAATGTTGTAGCATTTAGGTGTCGTTTGAATAAAGAGGATTGTGAACTATGGACGAAATTATTTGGAAAAGTCCCTTGTAAAAAGCCGGAAAGGGAGCGTTCTCATTTAGGAAAGTTTCTGTTCTTTCAATTGGAATATAACAATAATACATCGAAAGATATGGTTATGTATCATGGAAATGTATTTACAGAAACAACACATATCGATGAAATCAAAGAAATA